GCGGGTCTTAGGTTTTCTAGTGAGTGGTCGCCGCCGCGGTCTAGCTCAATGATGTGGTCGGCTGTGGTGGCTGGGGCTGGGCAGTAGGCACACCGGGGATTGTCGGCTAATAGTGCCCGCCTGTTTCTCTGGTATTCGATGTTGGCGTATGGGCTGGTCATTGCCTGACGCCCTCGCTTCGCTCGGTTGTCCTAGCGCGCCGCTGGCGCGGCTTGCTCTCAGTTGGTGTGCGTTGGGTCATCTGACGTGTTCAGGTTAGTTGGTTTTGTTTTGGTGTTTGTGTTTGTTTGTGTTGTGCACTGCCTTGAGCGCAATGCCCCCGGCACCCACTTAACCGGCTGATTGTCGCTCAGCTCGCACTAGCCCTAGCCCGTGTTTGCGTGCAGGGTCTTTGCACGCCTATCTGACGGGCTAACTAACGCCTGTTAAGCGCCGGGGATTTGCACCCACACCGCCTAGACACGTGGCGGCCGTACCAATGAGATTGGTTTACCTGAATTGTTACTCCATGTGCGGTTGCAGTTGGCAAGCATAACGCCAACACTTTTTAGCCAACCGCCTCACCGCCCAAGACATGTGGTCTGACGCTTTGTCAAGCTGCACCGACATAAGCGTATTTTGTGCGCGTAAGGCCTCAATGCGCTCAAACAATGTCAACGCTTTAGCCAACGCGTCAAGGCTTTGTTGCATCTCGTCGTAATTGTCTATTGCCATAACAGCACCAACGTCAACAGCACCAAAATGGTGCCCATAGTCCACACGTAGCGGCGCGTCATGGCAACTCAGTCAAAACCTTGATGAGTTTTGACGCTTGCGACGGCGACAAATCAGACACGCTCAATTTTTCGCCCAACACGTCAACCATAAAATCAGGTCGCGCGTCAAGGTCAGGCACCTTTTTGTTCAGCAACACCCCAATGTAGTCACGCTGCTTTTGCGTGGCCTTGCCGGTCATGCTCACCACGTTTGGAAACGGGTCATCGACTTGCTGCCGCGGCGGCTGACTACGCGCAACCTTTTGCATCTCCTCACGCGACGGCCGTTTAGTATGGTCGCCCCCGGCCAAGCCCGCGTTGGCGAGCGCTCGGCCAACGGCGCTGGTTTCACAATTCTCAAAATGGCTGGTTTGGTTAACGTAGCCCTCGCCGCGTGTCTCCTCAGCCCACCCGGTCGCAAACAATACGTCGCCAACCCACAGCTCAGCCCTGAAAACGCAACGCTGGTCTGTGTAATGCACCAAATGGGTCAGCACCCGTTTGGGTTGGTCGGCGGGTGTTTGTAACCAACGCTCAAGCCGTGCCGCCACCGGCTCATAACTGCCCAAATCAAACGCCACGGCTAGCCAACCTTGCGCGCCCCGTCTCGGTAATGCGATTGACGCGTTGCAGCTCGCCAGACCGGGCAACGCGCTGCTCGCCGGTCGGCTCAATGTAACCATGTTTCAGCAAATCGCTGACACGGTGCCAATAACAGCAACCCGGTTTGCTGGCCAGCCCTGTGGCAACGCCAGCCTCATCGGCGGTCATATCGACCGCCTGACCGTATGCGGCCAATAGTTGCCATTGCTGTGACCCGACACGTACCCGCGCGCTTTTAGCGGCTTTGTGCGACGTGTCTGGGTCGGTGTTGCGCACCATAGGGGTCAACAGCGTGCACTCTTTGTAACCCTCAAGCGTCACGGTACTCACAAACATCTCTAACTGTTGACCGTCAACGCTCACCTGCATTGTTTTGCTCATACGGTGCCGCCGAGCTCTGTAATGGCTTGCGTGAGTACGTCAGCCTCATGGTCTAGCCCGGCTAGTTGAGCGTCAACACGCATGTTTTTGAGCTGCCTAATCAGCCATGTTTCTTGCGGTTTTTTCGTGCCGTCAAATATTTGGTCAATGACCGCAACAAACGCTTTGTAGTGGGCCTCTAACGCTGGGTTTAATTCGTGGTGTATTTGTCTGTCAATGTCAGCCATAATTTGTTTTCGTGTCTCCTCTGTCAATCCCGGTTCTGTAAACGGTTGGTCTGTCACCCTAAAACGTACTCCATGCCTGCCACCCGGTTAAATGCCATATTGCCAAACCGGCTTTCAGGTTGAGTGTGGCGTTAAACAAATCGTCGCAACTATCGACCAGCCCATGAGCTTGTAGCCAGCCGATAGGCCAATATTGGTTTGGTATGCACCAAAACCCGTTTATCTGCATGAGCCCATAAGACCCGCCGTTTGGGTCGGTCAAGTTGTGTGCCCACGGTTTGCAGGCACTTTCGGCCATTGCAACGCGCCTGAGCGTTGCCAGCTCGGTTTGAGGCCAACCTAGAGCCAGCGCTAACCGTTCTACGTCGCCGCAATCAGCGATAGTGGTGACGGTGGTGCTGGTCACCGGAGTTGGGCGGGCGACCGCCACCACGGGGGTGGTTGTGGTGGTCGGTGCCCGACCCAGCCACGGCGATTGGGCGGCTATGTCGATTGGGTCGGTCGGTGCCGGTGACCCGATATTTGCGCCGCTGGCAACAAATATGCCCCATACGGCAAATACGGCCAATACGGCTTTTTGTGCAAAATAAGCCATTTCGTTTTCTCCCGTTCTGTCGGTAACAGCGACCCTACAGAACCCCTACACCGTGGTGGTGGATACCTCAAACACGGCCTTAAACGCTTCAGTCACTTTGTCGGCATTATGGGCCATTGTGGGGGTTATTTCGACGTGCCACCAATCGCCACCGGGCGACCCCGTAAACGTATGTTTGGCCGGTTTTTGCCATGCCTCACCATGAGCCGGTTGCACCACACCAACCCCGGCGCGGTCGCAACGCCATGACCGGCCGTAAGGCTGGGGCCAATAATCAATGACCAGCATGATGCCCAACGCGTCATAGTTGCTCAGACATGTGCGCATAAATTCCAACGATTTTTTGCGGCCGTCAGGCACACCCTTTTTGGTTGCAACGCTGTACCTGTAACTCAAATCCATTGCAATACCGCGCGCATGATTGCTAATTTGCCCCGATTTGCCGCGCACATCACGCACAACCCACGTGCCGTTATTCCACAGCGCGCCGTTGCTGTATCGATTAGCAAGCTGTGCCCATTTCTCTGTGCCCGGTAAAGGCCGTGTCGCCACCGCGACATTGTTGGCCAAATACGGGTTAGGCATCGGGCTGGTCAACGTTGTCGTCTTTTGCGACAAACAGGCACGCCGTTTTACGGTTACCAATTAGCGTTGACAACCACGCCATAACGCCAGAAACCACCGGGATAGCCAACGCCACTAGCTGCATATCCCAACCCTGTCGATAACCGACATACGTGACCAGCGCAATAATGGCGCCTTTAAGTGTTTGGTCGGCGGTTTGCAGTTTGGCGTTATTGTCCACTGTCGCCGTCACTAAACGTATCGGTGGCAACGTTATACACATAACCGGGGCCGGGATAGCAACCCCTAAAATTTGCGTGATAAGAGCACTGCAACCAAGTACCTGCCAACCCTATTGATGCAATAAACGTTTGCCCTATTGGTTCGCTTTGGGGAAAATTACCGCCACCACAATCATCATTGCTGACAACAATGATTTGCTGCACAACGTTTTTGTCATCGATTTGAGCAAAATGAGCCATAATCAAACCTTAAACCTGACATAAATGATGCCGCTGCCACCATTGCCGCCAACCCGGTTAGAAATTGCATAACCAGCGCCACCGCCGCCGCCACCCGTGTTTGCGCCAGCGTTTGACCCGGCCGTATCGGTTGCACCGCCCGCGCCGCCTACTGATGAGCCGCCCGCGCCGCCTGTTGTGCCGCCGCCGCCGCCACCGCCAGCTTTGTAAAGAGCTGAGCCAGCGATAAACGCGGAAACGTCATACCCGGCACCGCCCGCGCCGCCCGTGGTTGTGGCTGCATTGCCGCCCACTGCCGTTGCACCACCGCCGCCGCCAGCACCTTGCCCTTGCGCGGTGCTGTTTGCACCGTTGCCGCCCGCATACCCGCTGACTGCTGGGGCCATTGATGCTGCACCGTCACGCAAACGCGCCAATGTGTAATTGGTGCCGCCGCCGCCTGAACCACCCAAAACGGGTTCGTTTAATGCTTGGTTGCTTAATTGATAGGCACCCGTACCGCCGCCCGCAACAGATAAGCCCAACGCGCCACCGATTGATGACGACGAGCCATTTTTGCCGTGGTTTTCAGTAGTGGAATTCGCACCGACACCACCTGCGCCAATCGTGACGGTATAACTACCGGCCGCCAAATAAATTGTTTGAGACAATACGCCACCGGCGCCGCCACCGCCGCCAGAACGTGCCGTGTCACTTGTCGAATTGCAACCGCCGCCGCCGCCACCCGACACCGCCAAAACATCAAACAAACCACCTGAACCGCTAACCGTCAACGTGCCGCTGCTAGTAAACGTCAGCAATGTGTAATTTTGGCCGCCAACCGTGATGCTGCTAGATGTGCCGCCTGTAGCGGTTCCGTAACCTATGCCACCTGAGGGAAAAAACCAGAAAGTTGACGCCGACAAAGCAAGTAGCGTGCCGCCCCCCCATTGCGCCAATGCTAAAGAACCGCTTGTGTTAATCGTGACGCCAGCACCGGCCGTAATCGTGCACGTGCCAGCACCTTTGTTGGCAATAAAAATTATTTGACCAGCGGCAAACAAATTGTTATCGACGGTGACGGTGGTGGCGCTTGCGCTATTCATAATCACGCGCTCACCGGCGTCACCCGCCACAAGTGTGTAGCTGGTGGTTTTATCGTTAATAATTAGTTCAGTGATTGCGTTTAATTGCGCGGCTGTCAACACAGACCCGGCGACAAATGGGAACGGCGTAGCCATATGGGTCAGCCTAATGCATTGGTGGTGTCAATCGTGCCATAGGTGGCGTCATCAAGTATGAGCTCATACACAATGGTTGTGGGGGCCGTGAAAAACGTGGCGCGGTGCCCGGTCACTAAATCAATGTTGTGCTCAACGCCCTCAACGCTGAGCTCTTGAGCCAGCTGCATCGTGCCGGTACCGCTGGGGAACGTTTTTTCTATGGTGATTGTGTCGCCAATATCGACAATAGCCACGGCGTCACGCTCGCTGGCCGTCAATGATGCAAACGTCACCCCCACATCGGTGTAACGGGCCTCAGGCTCGCCGTTAAGCAAATATGCGGCCGCGTCATCAATTTGGGTTTGCTCATGCAAAAGGCTGTTTGTGATTGACGTGGTTTGCGTAAAATATTCTGCAATGCTCGCCGGGTCAGTGTCGGTGGCGGTTTTGCCGTCAAGGGCCGTGACCACGGCGCGATTTACTACGGCGTCAGCCTCAAACGATATGCCAACAGTGTCATACGGTGTGTTTGTGCCGTCATCATGAAAGTCAACTACCGAGCCGCTAAGGGTGCTGCCTATGCGATTTTGGAAAGTAAGCACGCCGTCACGCGACATAAAAAGCCGCCCAAATTCGGCCGTGTCGTTGATTTGGCTGAGATATTGCAGCACGTTGGTGCCCTCAGGCACGGTGTAAGGGCTATCGTGCCCCAAATCGACCGTGCCGGTAGCAATGTTGGTCGGGTCGGTGTAGTTCACTTCTGGCAATGCCAGCACGCTGGTTATGCGTTGCCCTGATGTTTGGGCGGTCACGTTGTATTCGTCTAGATAGGTTTGTGCCAGCAAATAGAATTGGTCGGCGCAAAACACGGTAACAGTGTTGGTGCCGCCAAGCGCAAAATTGTAGTCATAGTTAACTATGTAGCCCTTAAACAAATATTCGGGGCTGTTTGCGTTGTCATATCTGATGAGCTCTACGGCCCGTAATGGCGCCAAGCCGGGTTTGCTTAGCGCGGTGTCGTAATACGGGCTGGCCGTGTCAAATGGGTTAAATACGCCGTCAGCGTAGGTGTCATTCAGTGTAAATGACATTGTGCCAGCGCTGAATTGGTCGCCAACGTCGCGGCGGCCGCGTTTGACGTTTATGCCGACCGTACCCGCCGTAACGTCAGCGAATTGAGTAGTGCCGTCTAATACGTAATTTGTATTGTTCAGCACGCCAGCCGTGGCGTCATTAAGGGTAAAACCGTCTTGGATAAATCCGGTATCGATTTTTAGGCTGTAGTCACCTGACTGAATGATTGCTACGCCAGCCATTACGCTACCGCAACGTTTATCGGCCCCGCTGAACGGTTATAAGCGCGCAACGCGTTAACAATCGCTTGCCCAATCTCGGCGCTGGTGGCGAGCCCGCCATTGACATTGACCGTGACATTGCCGATGTTTCTAGCGCGGTCTAACGGTATAACGGCCTCTGGGCCTGCCTCGCCAATCATCGCCAATGTCGGCCCGGTGACAATGCCACCGTCAGCCAGCATTGGGATATTGGGCACGCTAAAACCTTTGCCGCCCAACCCCGGCACCCAATCAGGGAAAGTGAAAGACAATTTGCCTATGGTGTTATTCCACAGTCGCGCAATGGTATTAAACACCGTTTTATATACGCCCAACACGAATTCTAAATAGTTTTGTATTGCGTTTAATGAGAATTCCACACCCGTTTTAATTGCGTCAAACAGTATTTGTACGAATTCTCTGAACGTTTCAGATTTTTTGTATGCCACAACAAAAGCGGCCGCCAATGCCGCCAACGCAATCACTACCAAACCAATGGGGTTGGCTGCCATAACAAAGTTAAACGCGGCCTGTGCAGCTTTGACAATGATGAGCGTGGCGTTATAGATTTTCATTGCCGCATTGACCGCAAGCACCGCAACGGCGAGGCCGCCGACCACGCCCGCAAATATTAAAAACACGCTGCTATTTTCTTGCGCCCAATTAGCCAACGGAATGAGCGCGCCTATCATCTGTTCGACCACCGGCAACAGCGCCGCGCCAATGCTCTCTTTGGCCTCGTCCATGCCAATTTGCAGGTTTTTCATCTTGCCTGCTGTGGTGTTGGCGGCCTCAGCCGCCGCCCCGGTGTGTATCTCAAGCATTTGCATTACTTCGTCAAATTCGGCGCCGCCCTTAATGGCGTTACGTACTGACGGGTCAAGCGCGGCCAGCGCTTTCATGTTGCCGTTGGCGGCCTTAGCCATAGCGTCAGTGACGGTGGCCAAATCGGCGCCGGTGGCCGCCGCAATGTCTTGCGACCTAACTAGCAAATCTTGTGCGTAATTAGCCTCACCGACCGCGACCACAAGGCTGGCGAGCGCTGGGCGTAGCTCATCGTCAGCAACGGCGGTGGCGCGCGACTGTGCGCTAATAAACCGTTCTGTGGCGGCAATCTGCTCATCTGTTGCGGCACCACTTCGACGTAACACGCCAGCAAGCTGGTCTTGCGCGGCGGCATCTTCCATAGCCGCTTTAGTGGCTGCACCCAACCCGGCCGCCAACCCGGCAACAGCCGCGGTGGCTGGCAATACGGCTTTTTTGAGCGCAAACCCGGCTTTAGCGCCAGCGCCCTCAAGCTGCTGGAATTCTTTTAGCGCTTTGTCAATGCCCTTGCTGTCAAATTCGCTGACAATCGGAATTAAAACAGACATTAGAGCACCCGCTTATTAACGGCGGCCATAAGGTCATCTACTACGGCGCGCATGTTGTCGGTGACCTTATCGTTGTTTTT